CGATGCGGAGCATTGGGACTACATGGCATCCGTACACCGCAAGCGGGGTGAATCATGATCGATCCGCTCATTGCCTTCGTGCTGCTGGCGGCCATCGTGGTCGTGTCCATTGGCGGCGCTCGCATCGTTTCGTGGCTGCTAGACCGGCGTGACCATGCCGCCGTCCGGCGTGCCAAGGAAGCGGCCATCGTCGCCCAGGCACGCGCCGAACTGGCCGCCACCGGGTGGAGCCCGGATCACGAAATGCTCTATCAGGCCGAAATTGCTGCGACCAAACGCGGCGATCTGTTGGCCGCAGCGGAACTGGCTTGCATGCGCGGGCAGGGCGATGAGCCATGACGACTCACTACCCCAACAGTCCGTGCTACCTGTGCGGGGGCAGCCTACAGACCCTCCGGGCATCGGATGCGACGCTGAACTGCTGCACCAGCTGCGGCACGTTGATTACCAAGCGCAGGGATACGCTGAGCTACTCCAGCGCGTTCCCTGGCAACAGTTCTGGACGCTCACGTTCAAGCTCAGCAAGACCAGCCGCACAGGCGGCATGCACGAGGAAGCGGCTGATAAAGCGTTCCGCTACTTCGTCAGCTGCCTCAATCGCAGCATCTACGGTCCCAAGTGGGCATCGCGCTGGCACGGCGGCATCCAGTGGGCGCGAGGTCAGGAGTTCCACCGCGATGGCCGTCTCCACTTCCACGCCGTTGCAGCTGCACCTACCGATGACCTCAACCGCCTCGCCAGCCGTTACGAGTGGCACGAATGGTGGTATCGCGAGTTCGGTCGTAATCGCATCGAAGCGCCGCGCAGCCAGGCAGACATTACCGGCTACGTAAGCAAGTACGTCACGAAAGGCGGTGTGGTCGATTTCTCGCGGAACTTCGGGGCATGGAACCCGCCGCCCATCGACTACACGCGCCGCCCAGAGCAAGACGCCCTGATCGCAGGCGACAGCAACACGCGATCCGACCGGCCAGGGCGACACCTGGTCACCGGGCGGACTGATGCAAGCATCGCGCAACGGGGCAACAAGCGGTCCACCACGTCTCCCTGCGGGGGGGTAGGGGGGGACTTAGCTTGACCCCACAGTACCGCCCGAATTTTGCCGAAGACGAAACGACGAAACCACACACGGACTCAACTGAGGAAACGAAATGAACGCTCCGAAGATCACGATCAACAGCAACGTCGAAACCCGTACTGTGACTACCAAGACTGGTATGCAGAAGCCCGTGTATAGCCAGCGCGCAACGCTCGAAACCGAAGCCATGCGCATCCAGATTGAGGTCGAAGTGGATGGGCTTGACAGGGGCTACCCGGTTGGCGCGGTGAAGGAGTGGGATGTCGTTGCTGATCTTGTCCCGGGCCGGTTTGGTGTGGAACTGGCTCGTCGCATGACGCTCGTTGATCCGCAGAGCGCAAAGCCCGGCACTCCCGCTAAGCAGGCCGCGTAAGTCATGGCCGTGCTGATCCCTGCGTGCCGCGAAGCCGACCTGGACACGGCCACGGGGACCTGCACGGCTGTGATCTGGATTCCTCAACCGGCGCTGCTGCCGGAACTGCCGATTGAGGATGCTCAGGCCATCGGAGCAAAGATCGCGCTCTTGTGGGCCTTGGCGTACGTGTTCCGGCTCATCCGCAAGAAAATCGAACAGTCCTAGGAGGACACATGCACAAGATCTTCAACGCCCTGAAGGGCAAGGGTGTCGCGCTGGCGGCTGCTGGTACTGCCGCACTGGCTTCGGCACCGGCATTCGCCTCGGGCGGCAGTGGTGGCGTCGACGTGGGCAACGTGGTGACCGCGATTCAGGGCGCTGCCGCTCCCATCGCCGCCATCGGCGGTGCCGTGCTGACCGTGCTGGTCGGCATCAAGGTCTACAAGTGGGTGCGCCGCGCGATGTAACGGCAACCGGGGGGCAGGGCCGACTCCCTCCCCCCGGTCTTTCAACGCCCTGGACAGGGCAGGGGGCTTGGGATGGAAGGGTGGATCTGGCTCGGCGCATGGCTGGTGGCCTGTGCGATTATCTTTGTGGACTTCAGCTGATGCGCGCACGCAGCACCATTGGGATCTGCATGCTGCTCCCGCTCATACTGGCGTTCGTTTTCGTGGGTCTGGCGGTGCCAGCTACAGTGCAGGCAGCCGATTGTCCTAACGCTGCGTCTTGCGATCAGGGCAAAGCCTTCAGCATGTGCCGAGCAGCAATCGACCGCACAATGGAGCGGTATCGCAGGGTGAATCCGCCGAATGTTCAGCCGGTGATCGCGGAGAACTGCATCGACTATACCGGGCGCATTGCCTGTGCCGTCCGGGAGACTGCGAACGGCGGATCGGTTCGTTGCTGGAATGCGGATGGAACGAATGAGAACTCGTTCTACTACGGCCAGAGGTGCGAGCAGAGGCAGCCAAATTCGGCGACTTCGATATGGTCGCAGCTCAGGGGGCCAGGCGGTTCTGTTGGCTGCATGGATGGATGCAACGTCTATCACTCATGGAATGTTGATGGGACGTTCGAGAACAACTTTGGCATAGGTGGCACGTGCGATAAGAAGCCCGACTGCTCGAAGGTCGGCGGCACGTTGAATCAGATTACCTGGACTTGCGATTCACCAGAGCCCAAATGCCCCGATGGCGCCAAGCCCAATTCACTTGGCAAGTGCGGCCCTGAGCCATGCCCGGAGGGCAAGGTGCAGCAGCCCGATGGCACGTGCAAGTCGAAGGAAAACGAATGTCCAGCCGGAACTGTAAAGTCGCCGGACGGGAAGTGCCTACCGGGCGATGGGCAGTGCGCGAGCGGGGAGGTCCGTGGCGCGGACGGCACATGCAAACGAGATAGTGATGGCGACGGTAGTCCCGACCCAGGTACCGACGAATCTTTCAGCGGTGGCGACAATTGCGCTTCGCCGCCTGCCTGTAGCGGGTCTCCAATCATGTGCGGCCAGGCGCGCATCCAGTGGCGCATTGACTGCAACACTCGAAAAAACCGCAACATCGCCGGTGGCGCGTGTTCGGTTATGCCAGTGTGTACGGGTGAGAAATGTGATGCGATGGAGTATGCCGGTCTGCTGATGCAATGGCGGTCCACCTGCGCGCTGGAAAAGATGGCGAGCAGCACCGGAACCGGTGGTGGCGATAACCCTGATGTTAAGGCTATTCGTGATGCGCTCACCGGCACGGGCGGTACCGTTAAGACCGCCCCGGATCGCCCATCATCAGACGTATGGTCTCCGAGTAGCGGCCAACCAACGCGCCCTAATGCTTCCGGCTATGGCTGGGGCAGGGGATGCCCGCAACCGCCAGCAATTGAGGTCATGGGGCAAACCATCGCTTTCGACATTACGCCGCTTTGCCGGTGGCTCGGCCTCGGTAGCTATTTCGTTGTTGGCCTCGCCGCGTTGTTCTGTCTCCGAATCATCGCCAGTAGGGATGCCTAATCATGCCAATGCTGATCAGTACGCTGCTGACCGCGCTCGCTGCGCTGTTCCGCTCGAAGTGGGGTCCATGGGTTGCTGAAGCTATGGTGTGGCTCGGCATCTCGTGGGCAACGAATGAGTTCCTTGTGGATCCATGGATCAGCCAGATGGAAGACGCAATGCGTGCTGGTGCGCCGGGCGGCGAGTGGGGCGCGCTGGTGGTGTCCTATGCGGGGATCATGAAGTTCGATGTGGCGTGCACGATGATCGCCTCCGCTGTTACGGCAAAGTTTGCGGTTGGCGCCGCGAAGACGTTCCTGACGAAGCGGACCTGACATGCCTATCGAACTGTTCACCGGGCAGCCTGGAAACGGCAAAACCGCGCTCATGATGGAACGTCTTGTTGCGGAGGCGAAGGCGGCGAATCGCCCGATTTTCGCTATTGGCATTGATGGACTTGATCCCGGCCTTGCCACCGTGCTCGATGATGCGCGGCACTGGAACGATAAGGACGCCGAGGGCAACTACATCGTCCCGAATGGTTCGCTGATCTTCGTGGACGAGGCGTGGAAGTGGTTCGGGCACCTGCATGACGCCACGCGGCAACAGACGCCCAGGCACGTGCTGGAACTGGCCGAGCACCGGCACCGTGGCCTGGACTTCGTTTGGACTACGCAGCAGCCGAACCAGCTGTATCCTTTCGTGCGCGGCCTGATTGGCGCGCACTCGCACGTGGTGCGGCGTTTCGGCACGAAGATGCTTGATGTCTATCGCTGGGGGGAACTCAACGAGGAAATCAAGTCGCTCGCCAAGCGCGATATGGCCCAACGCACTACGCGGCTGTTGCCCTCGCAGGTCTTCGGGCAGTACAAGTCGGCTGAGGTGCATACGATCAAGGCGCGCATTCCGCTCAAGGTGCTGGCGTTGCCGCTGATGGCCCTCGTTGGTCTTGGCCTCGCCTATTGGGCGTACACGTTGCTGCGCCCTTCCGCTGTTACGGGTGTGGCGGACACAAAGGGGACGCAATCGGCGTTAGCCGATGCGGCCCCTGCGCACGCTGGTACCGGGTCGCGCAAGGAAGATGGGCCGCGCTGGCCCTCAGCCGCTGCCTATGCAAAGGACCATCTGCCGCGCATCAGCACCATGCCCTGGACCGCG